CAAGCACACGGTGATATTCGCGATTGGGGTCAAAAAGGTACAGCTAAGTCTAACACACATTACACACCTGCACAATCTGGTGACAACCCAATGAACGAACAACGTATGTTCCAGGACTACAAAAACTTTAAAGCAGGCAAATGAGCGGGCAAGCAGTTTTAGTAAAACAGCCATACAAAAAAGAAAATTATACAGAGAATCAGATAGCGGAGATTGTAAAATCCGCTACTGATCCTATATACTTCATTGGCGAGTATATGTGGATTCAACATCCCACAAAAGGTCGTGTCAAGTTTGAACTATACGACTATCAAATAGAATTAATCAACGCTTATCAAAATCACAAGTATAGTATCAATATGCTTGGACGACAAATGGGCAAGTCAACCTGTGCCGCAGGTTACTTACTATGGTTTGCGATGTTTGTACCAGATAGTACTATTCTTATTGCCGCACACAAATACACAGGCTCACAGGAGATTATGCAACGTGTGCGATTTATGTATGAAAGTTTGCCTGAATGGATTAAAGCTGGAGCAGTAAGTTATAACAAAGGTAGTATTGACTTTGATAACGGCAGTCGTATTGTCAGTGCTACAACAACAGAAAATACTGGTCGTGGTATGAGTATTACATTAGTATACTTAGACGAGTTTGCTTTCGTTCCACCACGTATTGCCAAAGAGTTTTGGACTTCTTTGAGTCCAACGTTATCAACGGGCGGTAAGTGTATTATTACAAGCACACCTAACCAAGACAACGACCAATTTGCACAGATTTGGAATGATGCCATTAAAAAGTTTGATGAATTTGGTAACGAACGTGAAGTTGGTAAAAATGGTTTTAAGAGTATCAAATATATTTGGAGCGACCATCCAGATAGAGATGATGCTTGGTCAGATCATGAACGCAGTAAAATTGGCAGCGAACGTTTCATGCGTGAACACGAATGCCTGTTTATTACAGCAGATGAAACATTGATCAGCAGTTTAGTTCTAACAAACTTACAAGGAGAAGATCCTTATGAGCGAGTTGGACAACTTAGAGTTTATACTCCTATAGATAAAGATAAGATATACGTAGCCGCGTGGGATCCTAGCCTAGGCACAGGTGGCGATGCTGCCGCCATTGAGATTTTTAGTTTACCTGATCTAGTTCAAGTAGCAGAGTGGCAACATAACAAAACAGATATACGTGGACAGCTTAGAAACTTTGTAGCTATTTTAGATTGGTTACGAGAAAAAGGTGTAAGCAATGATAATATCTATTGGAGTGTAGAAAATAATACACTAGGCGAAGCTGCCTTAGTTGCTATTCAAGAATACGGTGAAGAACGCATTGCTGGACATTTTATCAGCGAAGCCGGAGCCAAACGTCGAGGCTTCAACACTACAAATAAAAGTAAACTGGCCGCTTGTACTAAATTAAAGTATTACATCGAAAGCAATAAAATGCATCCAAAAAGCAAAAGTCTAGTCCAAGAATTAAAAACTTTTGTTGCACACGGCGCCAGTTTTGCCGCCAAAGAAGGCGAAACAGACGACTTGGTCATGGGTACGATTCTGGCAGTTAGACTAATTGAGTATGTTATGAAGTATGACGAAGCAACATATAACACATTAGTTGAGCGAAATGGCAACGATTACTTACAGCCCATGCCAATTGGAATAATTTAATTAAAATAGGTCAGAGACATTTATAAATATTTTTATGCTAGAATTTACACACAATAATCACTACAAATTTGGCTGGGGAAGCGGAACATATAATTTCCAAGAAAAGAATTCAGGTTCTTATTGGACTAGTTATGGTCCTGCAGAATATGAACCCGGACCAAATGCTTTTAAAACTGAATGTTTACGTGCCGCAAAACTTTTGGCAGACTCTGCTAAGAAACCATTAGCAGTTATGTATTCCGGAGGATTGGACAGCGAAATTGCATTACGATGTTTACTAGAAGTCGGTGCTGATGTTACATGTATTGTAAGCAAATATAACTACAGAGGAATTAATCATATCAATTCATATGATACTGATTATGCTTTTGATTTTATTAAAAAGAATGGATTAAAAGTTATAGAAGTTGAAATTGATATTATTGATTTTTTAACTTACAAGTATCCAGTACTTGCTGATAAATTTAAATGCAATAGTCATACTTGGTTATTACATACTCATGTTTTAAGTATGTTTCCTGATTATCATGTTGTATGCGGCGGCGGCGACATACAATTAAATAGATATGCATATACTAATCAATCAACTGGATTGTCAGTTAATCCTGTTATAGATCCTCGACAGATAAAACATACTAAAATGGGATTATTTGTTGATGAAAAAAGTCACATTGTGGCTGCATATGAAAGTGCTCAAGAGCTAGGAACAAATTGCAGTCTTCGATTTTTTAGACATACTGCTGAATTGATGCTGGCTTGGTTACAGGATTCATCCGTAACTCATTTTATTAAAAATGAAAAAGCATTGTCTTGTTATGTTTTTCGTAGCATAAGTCAAATGCATTTCTTACATTTAAAACCTTGGGTGTTTCATAAATATTGGCCAGACTTAGAACCAAGAGTAAAGTATCATGGATTTGAACTAATACCAACATGGTTAGGCATACCTATTACTGATAAACCTGAATATGCAGATGTTATAGCCGTTATGGATGATGTTGCGTCTAAGTATAGTAGTCAGCATTATTTGATCGATGTTAATGATTTATATCAACAATTATTGCCAAAATGAATGAATATTATACGTATATATGCCGACAGTGATTACTTACAGCCCATGCCAATCGGAATAATTTAATTGAAATAGGTAAATAAGTGTATGGCTATAGATTATAACTCAGTTGCAGATAGAATATTTGACCAACTCAAAGGATTTGGGCATGATATCGTTATCTTTGATGATAAAGGTAGACAAACAGCCAACGCTAAACAAGGACGTAGTTTTTACTGTAAAGATCAAAAGTTTACAGTAGAATTAGATGAAGATGACAATGTTATCAAATTCAAATACGGCACAAGTACAGACGTTCCGAGAACTAAACAGTTAGTAGACACACTTGGTGCTATAGCAAAGAAATACCCCCCATTGGGATTAGATAGATTACCTTATACAGGTAAAGAAATAGAATTAAAGGATGTAGAAAACATGGCAAAAGTCCAAGAGAGTTTAAGCCCAACAATGGGTTCAACTAAAACAAGTTACCAACAAACCGAAGGCGCTAAACTAATCATTAGACACAACACCGCTGTTAACGAAGAAGTTCGTGGCAGTCGTAGTCGCAACATCAGCGCATTGTTTATTGAAAATGCCCAAGGTGAACGTTTTAAATATCCACACAACCATTTAACTGGTGCTCGCATAATGACTCAGCACGTTGCTGAAGGTGGTACACCATACGACGAAGTTGGACAAAAGATCATTGGACTAAGTGAAGAACGCACTCAACTTTCACTGGTATCAAAGTACATTAGAAGTCAAGGTCTACAAGAACAAGCCGGTGATGTACAATTTGCAGTTACTCAACGTTTAAGCGAAATTAAAGGCCTATTAGGAAGATACAATCCTACTAGATTTATGGAAGATAAATCTTACGCCGACGAATCAAATCTGGAAGCACTACAAGAAAAACTAACCAAAAACGTCTTTGACGAAAGCATTGGCACACTATTACCAAAACTAAATGGCTATGTAAAACAATATCAACAACAAATGGAAGCTCGACAAGAATTAGAAACTTTAAAAACTCAAATAGAAGAATCAACATCAATCCAAGTTAGTGCTATGCCAGATTTAGAATTTTTAAGTATGATGGTCTACGAAAGTCCAACCGTCAATACTACACAATTAATCAATACAATTTTACCAGTGTTAGAAGACGAAGCAGTCAAAACAAGTTTAACTCGCATAGCTGAATACGTCCAAGAAGGCAAATTGGATGCCATGGAAGTTGAAAACTTAACTCGTAGCATTATTGGTAAGAGTCAAGTTAAAGAATCCGAATACAAATTGATTCCACAACTAACTACAGTGGACCAAGTATTTGAATCAGTTATGAAGCGTTTTGAACTAAAAGAAATACTGAAATAAGAATATAAATATTTTTAACAGCAATTTAACCAAAAGGAAGAATTGCTGTTGACATAGCACTCGAGAGAGTGTTATAATTGTTCACAAGATGAGAGTATCTTGTGTTCCAGGCAACAAACTTTTTAAACCCTGGCATTTTTAATAAGGAAAAACATTATGGCAACATCACTAGCAGAAATCCGCGCTCGCTTACTAGAGCAAGACACACGTCAAAGCGGTAACAACAATCGTCAACAAGGCGATAACGCAATCTTCCCGTTCTGGAACATCCCAGAAAATTCAACAACAGTACTACGCTTTCTACCAGATGGAGATGAGACAAATACTTTCCCATGGCGTGAACGCCAAATGATCCGACTAGAGTTCGCAGGAGTTCTAGGCGGCGATGAAAGCAAGAAAGTTATTGTAACTGTTCCTTGTATGGAAATGTGGAAAGAAACTTGTCCTATCCACGCAGAGATTCGTCCTTGGTTCAAGGATAAGAGTTTAGAAGACCTAGGTCGTAAGTACTGGAAAAAGAAGTCTTATATTTTCCAAGGTTTTGTAGTAGATACAAAACTACAGGAAGAAGCACATCCGGAAAATCCAATCCGTCGTTTCATTGTAAACCCAAGTATCTTTAACATTGTTAAAGGTGCATTGATGGATCCAGAAATGGATAACCTGTTTACAGACTACGAGAACGGTACGGACTTCCGACTAACTAAGACCACAAAAGGTCAGTACGCCGACTACAGCACTAGTAGCTTTGCTCGTAAAGAACGAGGCCTAAATGAAGTAGAGTTGCAGGCTATTGCAGACCACAACTTGTTTAACTTAAATGACTTTATGCCTAAGAAGCCTAGTAAGGAAGAAGTTGATGTTATTTATGACATGTTCAAAGCCAGCGTTGATGGCGAGTTATATGATCCTAAACGTTGGGGTCAATACTTTAAACCAGCAGGTGTAAACCTTGGTAACTTGGGTGTAGCATCAGATGTTGATGCCGCAGAAACAAGTTTCAAAGCACCAGTGCCAGCGACTCGTCCTGCTCCTGTAGCGGCACCAAAGCCTGCAGTAGTTGATGACGAAGATGATGCACCTTTTGAAGTTGCAGACGAGGCGGCTGCACCAGAAGGCAAAAAGAATGTCAACGACATTCTTGCGATGATTCGTAATCGTCAGCAAAAGTAAACACGGCTTGGGCCTCTGCAATTTATTGTACGCCCAAGTTCTCTATGCTTAAAAAGCGTTTATTAACTAATAAAGATATGACACTACCAGACGAAAGATATCGAGCTGTAGCATCTGCCAGAGAATTGCTAAATGAAATAGCAAGCTCTAGTGGCAGATGGAAGCGTGTACCAAAAGAATTACGATTATATTGTATGCATGCCTTGAGACATTATCCTACTCAGTATGATATGAAAGCCGCGGCACGTGATGCACCTAATGTGTTCCAAGAAAGAATGGAACCGTTGACAAAAATGATTATGGTATACGACCAAGAACAAAAGGAAGAACAAAATGACTAAACCATTTGACGTAAGTAAATTTAGAAAAGAAATCACTAAGAGCATTGAAGGTCTTAGTATTGGTTTTAATGATCCAACTGATTGGATCAGCACAGGTAACTATACATTAAACTATTTGATTAGCGGCGACTTTTTCAAAGGTGTGCCAATGGGTAAGGTTACTGTATTTGCCGGAGAATCAGGCGCAGGCAAAAGTTATATCTGCTCCGGCAATTTAGTTCGCCACGCACAAGAGCAGGGCATTTATGTTGTGCTCATTGACAGTGAAAATGCATTAGACGAAGCATGGCTTCATGCACTTGGCGTAGATACTGGCGAAGATAAGTTGCTCAAATTAAACATGGCTATGATTGATGATGTGGCTATGACTATCACCAAGTTCGTAGCAGACTATAAAGCAATGGCAGAGGATGCTCGTCCTAAAGTATTGTTTGTAGTAGACAGCTTGGGTATGTTACTAACACCAACTGACGTTAATCAGTTCCAAGCAGGTGATATGAAAGGTGACATGGGCCGTAAGCCTAAAGCACTAACATCATTGGTTCGTAATACAGTTAATATGTTCGGTAACCTAAACATTGGTATGGTATGTACTAATCATACTTATGCCAGTCAAGACATGTTTGATCCTGATGACAAGATCAGTGGCGGACAGGGCTTTATCTATGCGAGTTCTATCGTGGTTGCTATGCGTAAGTTGAAGTTAAAAGAAGACGAAGACGGCAATAAGACTGGTGCCCAAGTAATGGGTATTCGCGCCAGTTGCAAAGTTATGAAAACTCGTTATGCTAAACCATTTGAGTCAGTTCACGTTAAGATTCCTTATGCAACAGGTATGAGCCCTTATAGTGGATTGTTTGACTTGTTAGAAGAACGTGGTAGCTTAAAGCGTGAAGGCAATAGTTATAGTTATGTAACTAAAGAAGGCGAAATCCTTAAGGCCATGCGTAAAGGTTGGAACAATGAAATGTTGGACAAAGCAATGGCAGATATTATGCTTAGAGATTTGACTGCGGGAGTAAATACATCAGAAACAACACCAGTGGAGGATATTGAAGATGCTGTATGATGAACAAGTTAATTTGATTGTAGATGTTTGGGCAACGGTTAAAACTTATATTGACAAGAAAGAACGTTATGATGCTGCCAGCGCATTACTACGTAGTTTAGAAAATCACTATGAAATGGATAGTGTTGCAGAAGAACTTCTTGGCAATGACGCAACATTGGATGCTGTAATTAAAGATTTGTATACTGCTGACGACATTGTAGATGACGAAGACAACTACGAAGAAGATAATTACGATTCTGACTACGACGACGAATGAGTGATTGGTATAGACGTGTTACTGGCAACTTAGGCGAGTTGCCAGGCTCAATAGCCTACTACGAATCTGAGTTACAAGATGCTAGAATAGAAACTAGTATCAAAGGTAACTTAGAATCTAATTCTAGACTTATGCCTGGAATAGTAGAACACAGATTTAACCAATTACAAGAAGTTGAGGCTATACTTGAATTCCTAAACATCCAACTTAGAAAAAAACG